GGCGATGCAATGCCTCCACGAAGTAAAAAATATTTTCGTTCTACAAAAAGTGGAGCGGGGATGACAGCAGCTGGTGTTGCTAAGTATAGGAGAGATAATCCTGGTTCAAAACTTAGAACAGCAGTCACAGGCAAAGTAAAACCTGGATCTAAGGCCGCAAAGAGACGTAAATCATTTTGTGCCAGAAGTGCTGGACAAATGAAGAAGTTTCCAAAAGCAGCTAAAGATCCAAACTCAAGGCTAAGACAAGCTAGAAGGAGATGGAAATGTTAGAAAAAATTAAACAACAAATTTTGTGGGTAGTCAGAACTATTTGGAACAAAGTTAAGTCTTTATGGAGCAAATGGGTAAACTGGGTATTCAAAGGATTTTATAAGTAATGAAAAAACCAAGAAGTAAATTAGAATGGTTTAAAAAAAATATTGTAATTGTTCCTGTTGTGGCTGCAATTATAGCAGGAACATTTACATCTGTAAGATATGTATTATCTTTGACAGATACTATTACGGCAAACCAAGAAACTATTATTAAGATGGAGTCAAAGTTGAATAGCTCCATAGCAGATATTAATGACCTTAAACAAAGACTGTCCGCAGCTGAAGCTACATGGACAATGGCAGAAAATTTATATAGACAACTAGCAGACACAGTAAGGGATCACACCTATGACCTTAAAGACCTTACGAGATAATCTATTATGGATCGCATTCTTTCTTTGCGTTGCAACTTACGTGCAAGCAAGAAATGAATATTTAAATGATTACAATACTTGTGAAAGAGGTAGCTGGGAAACTTATACAGAACTTAGACAACATGAATATAAATCAGGATCTAGTGCTGAAACTCAAAACCAAACATTAGGTTTTAGATTTCGTATGCCTTTAGGTGCTGTATGTGATGATGAATATATTGCAGAGATGCAAAAGAAAAATAAA